GACCGGAATCCTCCTCAGGTTGTATGCCAGTTCGCCACCTTATTTCCCTGCTGAATGCCACCCCCTAATAAAGCCTAATCGAGAGGGGTGATCTTCGTCATAACCACGCTTATCCAGATACATCTGGAGTTTCGCGGTAACAGGCAGTGAGCGTTGACCGATTTGTGTAACTTTTGCTGTTTCGGTTTGCGGCTCGTAGTCGAGCAATCCATGCACAAAGCCTTGCACCAGATCACTCAGTTCTTTACGAGTGACCATGGACTTGACTTCTTTGCCCTTCAAGCGCTTGGCAATGATGTTTCGCTCGTCGTCGGTAAGGCTGATCGAGACATTGGTTTTCATTTGAACATCTCCCGAATCTGATGCATTGCCGTGCGGTACTTGTCGCGGACTAGACACCCATCCCTAACGGTGTAAAAAGCGTGAACTTTGTTGAGGCGTACATCTCTATGACATTTGTACACAACGTGCTTACTGCCCTCGATTCTCCAACTGGTATTTCTAAAGTCGGACAATCTTTTTAGGTGCTTGTAAGTTGAGGGAGCATAGCGCTCCTCATAGTTAGCTAAGTAATACATATTGACCTCCTCAGGTCTTAGTTTTCCAAGACACCCACAAGGGGTGTTTCGACCAGTAACTAACTGGTCTCATCGGTTGGAGTTTTTAGGCATTCCTTTCATCTTCATATTCTTGGAAAGACACCATCATTTTCTCTAAGTACTTATCGTCAGTCAGAGCCTCTACAATGTGCCTGATCCAAGCTTCATGAGTCATAGTGCAATTGTCTAAATCGACATCAAAGTAAGTCTCGAACATTTCAAACATTGCTTGCTGTTGTATTTCCAAATTCATGGTCTTCAAGATTGGCATGCAAGTCATAACATCCTCCTCAGGATTGTTGGTTATCTAGGACGCACCGTAGTGCGTTTCGACTGGTTACCATCCAGTTCTCATTCAGCTAGAAAAAATTGGGCAGGGGAAAAAGATCCCCACACCCCTATGCCGCCTCCTCTAAAGGGAGAGACTCCTGTATTGCATCCATCCAATCGACAACCTTCTGCGCTTCGCTAGCCGCTTTGAAGATATAGTCGTTATCATTGCTAAGTGCTTTGAGCCAAGACCCAAGGTACTGGGCGTGGTCGGCTCGTGGCGAACTAGAAACATCCAAGTGATTGCACAGAAAAGCGGCTGACAACTCAGCAACTAACTCCTCGAATGCGTACCCTTTTTTGTTCTTTAGGTCTAATCGATCAAGCCGTGACTTGTGACCAGTACAATGTGCCGCTTCATGTAGTAGCGTTGAGTAGTAGCACTCAGTCGCTGTTGATGTTGCGGTTGCAAAAAACTGGTCACGTTGCGGCATGTGGATGAAGTCATTAGCCGGTTGATAATACGCACCGCCCTCAGTGCTGTGACGTATGTCAAAACCAAGGTTGGTGACGTACTGATCAACAGCTTCGAGTCGCTCAGTGAGATCAACTCTCTCGCCCTCGATACTATTTGAGTACGCAGTGCCATCCTCAATGCTTAGGACTTGGTCAGCAGAAAATACAACAGCGGCTCGAAAGCCAAACATCTTGCTATCTCCGGTCTTTTTATCTTTGCCGATCATGGGCACTGATATAGGCACTGACTTGCTACCCTTTTGGACTTGATAGCCAAGCTCTTGCCACTGGTTGTATGTTGCAACCGTGCGAATGCCTAGCATGCCTAACCACAGCGAGTTCATACCACGGTATGCCTTGCCAGTTAATGCATTCTTTGGCTTACCACCTAGCACCTTGAAGGGCAGGGTGAAGTCAGAGCCGGTCTCTTGAGCATCTTTGATCATATCGATGATCTGATTTGTAATGATTTCTTTGATATCTTTTTTCATGATTCGCCTCCTCAGGCTTTAGTAAATAAATACAATAGAACCTGCTCCTCAAACAGGCTCGATGTAGTTACTTATTTTTGAAAATCGGGGAAAAAAACTAACCACCCCCAATGCCGGATTCTCATAGGTTGTTAAAGGCGATATAGACAACAGTTGCCGTCACCCAAACACCTACGAGATAGATTGCTAGGTTGGTCTCGATAAACGCTTTAAACAGTTTCATAGTGCCTCCTCAGGCTGATTTAAATAAACACGATAGAAGCCACCGCAATGGCTTCGACTTGCTTACTTACATAATGTTTGACGCTACTTGAAGTAGAGCAACGATGGGGTTGTCATCTTCTCTAGTAAGTTCGTCACCGATATCAGAATGGCTGTCTGCGGCTACCCACTCTCGCCCACACTTAACAGCGTAGGCAATGAGCCTTCCTTCACAAGTTAAGTCGCAAGCTTCGTACAGCGTTTCGCCTTCGTACTTACTCTCGTACTGGCTAGCCTCAAACTGCTCACCCTTGTAGATGACTCTGCTTTCCCCATCACCCAGATCAGAAACCGTTGCGGTCACAATATCGCCTGACCAGTCGCTTGCATTAAAAGTTAATGTGTTCATAAGTTTGCCTCCTCAGGCTAATTGGTTTTGATATGTTCTCGATACGAAAACATACTCAAACCAACTCATCAGGCTCTACTCACACCGGAGTGCTTTCGTAGGTAGGTTGCCCACCTGATAGGTTGTTTCGAGATTTTCCACTGTGGTCGCTCATGCGCGGTTACCTCAGCTTACTAGCGTTGTTGATGGCTCATCGATCCTGAGTGCCCATCTGGCTAGCCCAACAACATCACTGTTGGTGTGGGGGTCAATTTCCTAGCATCGCCCATGTACTGTCTACTCGCTTTCGCTTTCGGGGTGTTGGTGTGGACATCTACTCGCCTAGGGCTTTCGGTGGCAGGTCATTTCGGAGACCTCGTAACCGGTGGTTGAATCAACCATGCTCTAAAGATAGACGTTAGTATTGCCTTTGTCAATTATATTTACAGTGGTACAATAGATTTATACTAAATCATAGAGTTGTACAGGCTCACCAAGGCACAAAATTTTTAATCGCGGAAAAAAGAATCCACACCCCAGTGCCTGATCCCCATAGGGAGTAACAAACAAATGATAGAGATAGATAAAGACCTAAAGCCCTTAAACTTCAGGCAAGAGAGATTCGTTATGGAGTATGTCTCAACAGGCAATGCTACAAGGTCAGCAGAGACAGCAGGGTACACGCATCCAAACCACCAAGCGTTTCGCTTGTTGTTAAATAATAGTGTTAAGGCGGCTATTACAGCCAAAAGGAATGAGTTAATGAGTGATTCAGAAGAGAAACTTGCGTCCTATGTGTCCCAGTTAGAGGCAGAGAGCAGGGATGCAGACCAGTCAGGAACGCGAGTTAGGGCGTTAGAACTGCTGATTAAGGTTGTCGGCGGCTTTGCTCCCGAAAAGCAGGAGGTTACCTCCTATCACGGCTCTTTTTTGGCTGATTTAGACCTCGATGAGGCTGACTTGGACGAGCTATTGCTTGAAACCTCTAAGGAAATCAAGGACTTACATTAGCAGGACACTACACCAGTAGGGTAATGCATTGCCAGTCCACTCCACACGCGCATGTAATAGAAGGTAGGGAGGGGGGGGTAGAGGTCTGGAGGTAGCGCCGTTCGCGAGCATGGTTCCATGGGGAGACTACAAGGAAATCTGAGGCATTTTTGGCAACCCCTTTTTTGGGGGTACGGTGAATATGAGAGTACCTAGAAAATGAAAACATTATTGATGACCTATGAAACGGCTCTGCATTACCTTGATATGGATGAGGAGCAATTTGACAACTACGTTGCTCCAAACGTCACGACACTCAGATTTGAAGACGAATTATTTTATCTTACTGACCAGCTAGATGAGGCGATCTATTGGTTGATTGGTGAGAGCATGATGGGCACCGAAAAAGACAGCTCTAAAAAAGACTTTACGTTGCACCTCGTTGATTAGGGGGGGCGGTCTTTATGAGAGTACCAGTTGAAAAAAATACAAATCGGGAAAAACAAAATGAGCGACCATAGAGAGACGTTGTATGGCAAAGGAGATCTTCGCAGACCTAGAGATGAAGGCAATTGGTCAAAGGGTTTTGATGCGATTAAATGGACTGAAGAGACTGAGCGGGTAAAGAATCAAACGACTGAAGAGTGGCTTGCTGAGTACGAAGAGGCGTCTAAGTGAAAACGATTGTTTTGGAGCGTTTTTGCTACCACCCAGAAGGCACTCTAGGCGTCCTTAAATTGGACGGAGAGACGTTTTATTCTATCGAAAGACCGTGGTTGGATAACAAGCCAAACGTCTCCTGTGTGCCTGAGGGGACGTATCAGGTAGGTTGGCGGAAGTCACCTAAGTTTGGCGAGACTTGGCACATTAAAAACGTCCCTAATCGCTCCTATATTTTAATACATGCCGCGAATTATCCGACAGATGTCCATGGCTGTATTGGTTTGGGAACCATGTTGATGAAGAGTTGTATTGCGGTGGGTCGCAGTAAGAATGCAGTAGGGAAATTTGAGGCACTGACGAAGGGAACACGATGGCAACTGGAGATAAGAAATGCTCCACTTGCGGCACTTTAAAGCCTGTTGCTGAGTACAGTAAGGGCAGTTTGCGTTGCAATAAGTGTCGTGCTACTGAAAGAAAGAACCGTGCTAACAGTTCGCTGAAAGGGTTTTTACAGAATCGCTTGACTAATCTTTTGATCCGCCACAAAAAATACGGCGGCGAACCTATTGATTTAGGTGATTTGGAGCGGTTATACGTTGAGCAGAATGGGATTTGCGCGATTTCTGGAATTCCTATGCACACGACCCTAGATGAATCTGACTTAGCGGTTAGTCCAGATCGGCTCGATAACTCAATAGGTTACGTAAGGGGCAATGTCAGGCTGGTATGTGCGAGGGCAAACATGATGATGTCTACAATGGATGATGCTCACTTCACTTGGTGGTGTCGGGCGGTGGTGAATAACAGTGGAAATTGAGCAAGTCGCGGCGAAATTTAAGGGTAATTTCCCTTTATATGCCAAAAATATTCTCAAAATTGTGACAAAAGAGGGTGAATCACTGCCTTTTGCGCTTAATGCGGCACAGTTATATGTCCATAAACGGCTAGAAGATCAGCTAAAAAAGCAGGGAAATATCCGCGTATTGTGCCTAAAAGCGCGTCAAACAGGTATTTCTACCTATGTACAGGGACGAAACTTCTGGAAAGTAACTCAGAACCGCAATGCTAACGCATTCGTTTTGTCTCACCTTGCAGAGTCCACCAATGCAATTTTCAACATGGTGAAGTACTTCTATGACAATGTCCCGCATCCGGCGTTTAAGCCGCCGCTCTCTAGTCAGTCGGCGTCAACTTTGGTATTTGATGACATCAACTCGCGCTACCGAGTCGGAACAGCAAGATCAACCCAAACCGGACGAGGACAAACAAATCGATTTGTCCACGGCTCTGAAGTGGCGTTCTACCCCCAAGGATCAGACATAGTTGCAGGTCTATTGCAGACGGTTGGCGGTAAAAATTCTGAAGTAATTCTTGAAAGCACGGCTAATGGTGCTGGCGGTTGGTTTTATGATCAGGTAATGAAAAGCTTGCGTGGTGAAACTGAATGGATAACGTGTTTTATTCCGTGGTTTTGGATGCCCGAATATCGCCGGAAACCATCACCGTATTTTGAGGCTACCCCCGAAGAATATAAATTAGCGCAACGCTACAACCTAGATGACTCGCAACTGTGCTTTAGACGAGCCAAGCTGGATGAGTTGGGCGGTACTGATTTATTTATGCAGGAGTACCCTGCAAACCCATTAGAGAGCTTTTTAACTTCAGGTCGATGTTTTGTCGAAGATATTCATTTAACGACTTGTGAGAATGATTGTTATAGCCCTGATTTTATTGGGGACATGCTCGGCGGAAATATTTCTGCGAGAACCCACGGTAATTATAGGGAGTGGTATCCGCCTTTAAGTGAGGATAGTTACACTATTGGGGTCGATGTCGCAGAGGGGTTGTCCTATGGCGATTACTCCTGCGCTCAAGTGTTAGATTCGCAGGGACGCCAA